GGATTTGAAGACGACTTAGCCCTCCCACTTTTTCTAAGTCATAAGCCGGGTAGTAATGACAGATCAGGATGAGGCTTTGAAGTTCGCTGGAGTTGTTGAACCAGGCTTCAACGTCTTCCTGGCTGGCAAAAAACTTGCATTCAAAACCGTTTCCTGCAACACTCGAGACACATCATAAGGTAAAGCCCTAAGCTTGTCAATGGTGATCTCTGAATCTGCAACTGCCAAGGACCTAAACAGTGCTTGCAGGTTTCTTTCCCTGGCGTCATCAGGGTGCTTCTTCGCAATCTCACTAATATCCGCCTCGGACAAGAGCACATAGCGGACTTCTCCCAGGCCCTCAACGAAGACGCTGCGGAAATCCTTCGCTTGCCTTAGGACCTCGTTGATGTTGAATTTGCCTAGCTGCTCGCGAAGCTTTGACTCGTACTCTTTGTATTCCTTCTTCAAACGCTCAAATCCTTCGGAATCAAACTCTTCAACTTTATTTACACTCACTTTTTAACCTCCGTTCTAAAGCTTAGCTTAATAAGAAAATTTGGCGATTAATGATGATCAATGGAAAATCGGTCGAGCCTTAACCATGAACATTAGACGAAAAGCCCTTGCAATCCTCCTTACTATGATCATAGCCGTCACGGTTGGAGTAGTTGTCTTTCTTCAGTTAACTGAAAAGTCAACCATTAGTATCACGCCTGCGTCGGCCGTTGTTGAGCCCCCTGCTCCCGGCTACATAGGTAACAGCAGCATCTACCTAGTTTCCGCAAGCTCTTTTTATGGACCGTACCCATTCGCATCAGCAGTTGGACCGCCACCTGGATCTACTCCAGTGATCAAAGAAGGAAGCCCTTGCTTCATCATCAATGCGACAATCCGAAATGATTACACAATAGAGAACCTGCCGCCAAACCAAATAACTATGTACTTCGCAAATGGAACTGCCGCTCCGAAATCAGCGCATGCCTACGCCCTTCTCACCGCAAAAATCTATGATAAACAGGGCAATGTAATCCAAGCCACCGATGTAACTCCACCGTATGGTTTAGCCAACGGCGGGGCATATGCATCCTTAGATACCGGACAAAACGCGACCCTCACAATGTACTTTGCAACTTCACAGAAAAATGTAGATCATTTTGAAATAGTCCTGAGGTATGTTGGTTCTCTTCCGCCGCCTTAACGTCATTAATGCTAAATTTGCCAAGTCGCTCACGCAAACGAGCCTCATACTCTTCCATCAGCTTTTTAAGGCATTCAAAGCCCTCCTCGTCGAATTTCTCTTCTGATTGACTCAAATTTTATTTCTCCCGTAACTTGTGAGCCACCTCGCAGCTCCAACGTGACGACCGAGAAAGGAAAGGCGATAATCGCGTTGCTGCAGAACAAGTGAGTGCTCAGTTACCGTCAAAAACTGGAAACAAAAATGGGAAAAGAACGGCGCTTAGAAAGTGCCAACTGCAACAGATGTTGCCTTAGCTGAGAAGCTGTCGCTGACCGCGCTTTTAGCATCCCACTTCAGGTCAAACTGTGTAATGATGCAGTTGCTGAAGGTGTACTTCGGAGCGCCTGAACCCGTTGTTGTGCCTTTCGGGCCGATAATAATCGTGACTGCAGTGCCGGAAGCAATCGCGTCAGACAGCGCCGTGTTATCAGTCCACAACTGCTCAGCCTTGATCTCGTAATGCTGGTTTGTTGCTGCTAAGAGCACTGGCTGGTTTGGATTCGTGCCGCCAGTTGCGAATTCTTCAACCGTGTCATTCTTAATGCTGAAACTGGCGTTTTTCAGGTTAGCCACTGCTGTACCCGCGATTTGAACCACGCCGTTAATGCCTACGCCGAGAAAAGTACTCATCTCATCATTCACCTCCAACTTTTTTGATTAATCAATTAAATGGACAGTGCCGTCTGGGCAGTAAACCTTGTCGCCTTTAACTGCTTGCCTAAACCGCCGCTTGCACTGATACAACGAAAGCGTGCACCCTTCGCAGTCTTTGCTGAGCATGCCACAGTTCACCCAAATTTTATCCGAAGTACCCTTCCTGAAGCTGTTGCAGAGCCCCAGCAACCTCTGGAGCAAACGCGTTTTGGTACTGCTGCAACGCCCTAGTCATGAACAGTCGTGCACTCATGCGCCGGGTGCCAAACTCGACGTAAGCGGCGTAAGGTGCGTTCGCGTAGAACGTGATGCTGAAATTGCTGTTCTGCCGCACTCCCAAAGTGCTCTTCAGAAAGCCCGTGCGAACGGGAACAAGCACGTTGCTCAACTGCAGCATCTGCTCAGCCACGCGCATAAGAGCAGCACCGACAGCCTCAGGATAATCCTCCATCAACTGTTGGAGACCAGCCGTAAGGTTTTGCTCAACGGTCACTTGAATGCTAACACTCATGAGTTAACCTCATAATTTAACGTAACAAGTTTAAAAATGATGTTGCTGGGCAACCCATCCTCTTAGAAAGAGACTGCAGAAAAAAGGACTTGACCAATCGAACCAGCTAAGATGATATTCCGTGAATGCGAGTAATCTTTGCTAACGGATTAAGCTCGATCTTGATGCCTAAATCACGTAAGATATCCCGTCCCAAATAACCTTTCCGATTTGGACTACATTGTAGCAATGCAGACCCTTTCCAATCCTCGACGAGTCTTACGTCTTGCACTGTCGAATGAACCTTCCCTGATGTATCTTCGACGCATATTTTCGCTCTTTTCTGGAAATACGTGTAGTTTCTCCCCAAATGTATTCCTGTTCGCAAGGGAGGAGTAAATGATGATAAGGGTGCGGCAAGTTGGTTAGCGTCAAATACTTTGTAGATAGGGTTACCTGTATCAAAATCGGCAGCTATTTCTTGGCAGGTCTGCATGATACGTGATTCATCTGAGTTTTCTTCTCCCAAAAATATTGAGATGGTCGGGTAATAATCCTCGGCATCAACTAATATCCAAGCAGACTCTTCTATAATGTCTGGGGCTGAAAAGACGTAGCAGGCTTTGCCACATTTTTTTGCCAATTCATCAATCTTCTCGTTGGGTATGTCCGCTAAATTTGCGGTCTGATAAACGACCTTTCCGTCACAAATCACTATTTGTCTCTTTCCCCTTTTCCAAGCATCCTCAATGAGAGACGAAGATATTCTTTGAACTTCCTTCTGCAGTTCCAATGCCTCCTCATAAGTGAGCCGAGTATATTCTTCGTATGATAAGCTAAACGGGTCTCTTGGTGAAGGGTATTGCCAACCAACTATTTTTATGATTTTTGGGATTGGTTGAGCATTGGTTAGCGGTGGGACTATAGGTCCAGTATTTGTTGGGAAAGATATTATTGGAACTGGCCCTCGAGTCAGTTCCCTTATTTCATCCTGCACAGTGTAGAAACTACTCATTTGTCAAAGCCCCTATAATATCCTGTATTGTATTCTCTCCAAATCCTCTAACAAACGTGTCGAGTGCCTTCATGTCTTTTGTTTGGAAGACCACGTTTATGAAAAATTGCTTTTTTGGATCATTTGATAAAGGTTCCAAGGTTAGTTGCATTCCCATCTGTAAGGGGAAATCGGTCCCAAGCCTCAGCGAAGTAACGTTCAGATTTGTTCCTAAGGCCTTCATTGTTTTTTTCATCAACGTTGGCTTTATTCCGTCTGTTAAGCCTTTCACAGGGTCAAAAGCAGCAGCCGCTTTTGTGTTGCAATTGAATGAAATCAGAGATATGACATCTTCGACCACGTTAAATCCCGCCAGAATGTCCTTGATGTCTTGTAGTAATGTTCCTCCGCGGGGGCCTGACATTAGACTTACTGTATTAAGAACTCGAAAGACAATTTGGATTTGAGATGGATTCAGTGGGTTTATGACGAAGAATATAATGAGGTTTCCCTTAGAAAATGTTTGTAGCTGGGTTGGTTGACCTTGAGGATTGACCGCTTGCACTGGTGTAATTTGGAATCCTTTTTCCTTTAGCGTCTGTTGGAACTGATCAGGAGTGAATGTAGCGTAATCCACTTGAAATACCAATTGTATCTGTGAACCGACAAATTTGGATGACATTTGCAACGCTCCTATGATATACTTGGCATATATAACTATATAAACGCATAAGAGCAGCACCGACAGCCTCAGGATAATCCTCCATCAACTGTTGGAGAGCAGCCGTAAGACCTTGCTCCACAGTCACTTGAATGCTAACGCTCACTGCGGCAGCACCTCAAAATTGCTGACAACCACCTTGAAGCTCTCACGCTGGATCTGGGGCAGCTCACCGCGGACGTATTCTCCGTCGACTGAAATGCTGTCTGCTCCAGGCAGAGTCACGCCTGTCTGCTGCTGGATCCCGTGGATAACCGCAAGGATCAGTTGCCGAACAGCTTCTCGAGTGGCAATGCAACTGTCGGTCCCGCCTAAAATATCCGTGTGCAAGATCACATCGAGCACAACGGTTTCGTGGATAAAATTAGTCTGAGCCGAAAGAACCTCAATCGACACCGGATTCGTCGGATTATAGGTTGAAATGATAGCTTTCTGAGAGACATTTGAAATTTCATTCATGGTTTCAAACTTGTCATGGCTCCAGCAGACATCCGTCACCTGCAGGCCTGTGCTCTCGCTATTCCAACTAGCCTGCAGCAGGTTGCTTATTTTCTCTGGAAACGTGTTACTCGGCGGACTTGACATTCTTCTCTAACTCCTCACTTGGCTCAGCACACCCACAAGCACGACGCGCGTAACAATTCTTGCAGTCAGCGATTTTAAGGTCAGTTACACCCCAATAACAAGGAATCATACTTTGCTTTTTCACCCCTGCGCAGAATAAAACTGCAACACAGCATCATGAAAGAGCCGTGACCGCGGTCTGGCCCATTTTTCCACGTTTTTCATGTTAACCTGATTAAGCTTCTCAAGCTTAAGCTGTCTGCTGCTGCCGTTCTTGAAGGCGCCGTCAGGATGCAACTTGCGATTTTCTATCCGCTGTTCAAGCGAGGATCCTAAGGCTTTTTCTCTTCGACGCTTACGCGTAGCACGCACCCTAACTTTACACTGGCGTGACGACTTCAACATCGTACCCAGCGTCCATAAGCCGCTTAAGCTCCGTGCTTGAAACAGTCATCTTAACACCGTTAACCTTCGCAAGAACGAGGTTATGATGGTACAAATTCTCGAGATTGCTGCCTTGACTCATGGCGAAACGAGGCCTCCTTCGTACTTGGGCACTTGCCTTGCAGCCTCAGCCTCAGCCGCCACAACAACAGTGGTGACGTTCTGCAGGTTGCGGATTGCGCTTTCCCGGTATCCAGCAATAGCCGTTTTAATCGCTGAAGCGTAAGGTCCTGCATGTGCAACACGCATATCGCCCAAGAAATAATCGTACGCACCCACCATGGCGCCGCCGACGCTGGCTACAAGCACTCCTAAGCAGGCAAGGTCTAAAGCGGCTAGTTCAGCGTTAGACCATCTCGGATCAGTCGCCTGCGACAAGCTAGGAACAAGCGAAAAAATGTACTTGTTCGCGTGGTCAACGTGAGCCTGCACGGTATCAGCGGAAACTGCTAAGCCGAAAACCGTGAAATTATCGTTATTGTCTGGCCCTGTGATGTTCAAGTGAGTGATAACTTCATCAAGCGTTGTGAACTGAGGATACTGTAAAGAAAAAACAATGTTTAGCTGAGCGCCAACAGGGAACGTTTGCGTTAAGCCAGACGGGTAAGTAACAGTGAAGACCCCTATGCAGCTGCCGTAATAGTTCGTGTTGCCGGGCTGCCAATTGTACTGAACCATCCCAGCAGTAGCGTTAACTATCGTCGCTGGATTACTGAAAAGAACTGCGCCGCGCTGGCTCATGGTAAAGACCACTGTTGCGCTCGTCAGGTTCGCGGCTGTTCCATCGGGGTTCAAAAGCGTCGCTTGTAGAGACGGCTGTAAATCACCCGTATTCATCCTGAAAACAGTCGATGTAGACATTTTCTCACCAAATTAGCAATATTAAAATAGTTTGTGACAGTAGTTGCGGCGGACGCTCCTTTCCAACAAGCAGTTACTGTTATTATTCTGCTATAACAGGCGCACCATCACCACGCAAAATAACAGGTGCACCATTCCCTTTCAAGGTGACAGGTGCACCGTCACCGCGCAAAGTAACTGAGCGAGTATATACTACTCCACGAATTGAATTAAATTCAGGCCAGTTAAACGCGCTGTTGAATTCCGCGTTCATTGCGGTTTCCTCTTTGTCAAAAATACGGTTATGTCTGTTATCGCGTTAACGTAGTGCGCCGCAGCGAAAGTCATTACTTCCGCGCTTTTCTGCGCGAAGTCCGGGTGCCACGTGTAAGCATAAACAAAGTCAAAGTCTGCTTTTACCCCATAATGTTCCAGCTTATTCGCGTCGCGCCAGCCTTTGTTATAGTAGAGAAACGTCGCTTCGCTTATCGGTCTGACATGGAACGGGTCCTGCATCGAGCGAATTGAAGACCAGTAAGGCGCAATGATTGTTGCTTTTCCCTCAGGCTTCAGAATGCGGTAAATCTCATCCATAAACTTGTGGATTTCATGAACGTGCTCGATGTAGTGGCTGCAGTACACTTCGTCAACGCTGTTATCCTTCGCGAACGTCCACGGGTAAGATTCCAAGTTAAAAACGATGTCAACCCCGCCTATTGCAACGCAGTCAACACCGATGAATCCTTCCTGTTTACGTTGACCACAGCCAAGATCATATTTTAAGGGGGCTTGCTCTTTAACTTCGCTTTGTCTTTTCTTTCCCACTTCTATCTCACCATACCATATCTCGCTCTAGGTCAAAATGACCAACACGAACACGTGTGTCACATGCAACTTTGTAGCCGAGCGCATGAATCTTCTCGAAAAAGTACAAGTCCTGCGTGTACGACCGCGCACCGCCGTTCTGAAGGTTAAATTCTTGAAGCGTCTTGAAAAACGGTTGCGTCAACCGCTTATCCTTGAAAATGCTAAGTTTAAACAAGTCAAAGCCCATGCCCAACCCCATACACGGCTGCACCGTGTTAACCTTCGGCTTCTGGGGAATAAAATTCAGTGGTATCGCGTGCGGGTCGCCGTAAATCATCGGCTGCCCGCCTTCGCCCTTCGTCCAGTACAAGCCGCCGACAACGTCAAATTCCTTCATATCCTCGTACAGTTTCAGCACACCGTCTGGCGGAGGCATATTGTCCGTTTCCAGCGTGAGCATGTATTTCCACTTCGAAAGCTCAGGGTTACCCATAATGAATTCGACTGCGGCGTTGTATGCGTCGCCGACTTCCATGTCGTAAATGAACAGGCGGATAAACTTTTGGTTCATCGGTGTCATCAAACTCATCCACGACTGCGTAACCTTCGATGGCATCGTTTTCAGAGCAGGAATAACGCAGATCGTCGATAAATCCTGGTATGTCTGCGCGCTCTCCAGCCGCTGAATGGATTTGTCTAAGTCGCTGTTGTGGAAGCCGCGGTAATCATCCATTATGACGAGTTGAGGTTTCGAAGATGCCGTATTTTTCCACCTAATTTCATGTTTTCTAACGTGTCAAAGTTACCAAGAGAACGTGGAATACGTTTGAAGGTTTGCTTCGCGCTCCAAAGCCAGTGTTGAATGTAAGTCACGGGTGCAGATACTTGCGCTGCAAAGAAAGTGGCGATGCATCCGATGTAATAGCCCCCAAAAGAAGTACCTGAATCTGCTGCCCCCGTTGATGTCGCAGTCTTATACAAATAAGCAACACCGATATAACTTGTTGACCATGCTGTATTCATCGCGCCGTCAAGCATGGTAAAACCGTTGGTAGGATTCGATTGCGCTGTTGTAGATGATTGCATACAGAAAGTGCCACCAAGCCATAATTCGTAAGTTTGCGTAGTGGTACTTGTGGTTCCAGTATCCGATTCAGTAACATAACCGCCGGAGTTGCCTGCTGTCTGATCAACTGGTGATGTTGATCTTATACCTGACCATTCACAAACATCGGCTTGCTCCCCCGTCGTGCTACTGCCTCCGGCCACGGTAATCGTAATCTGGGTTCCCGCGTTCGCCGACACGACACCATACCAGATTTCGGCGTCCCATTGACCGCTAGGCTGATAAACTTTTGCCGAGTTCCACGCAACGTTTGTTTGGCTGATGCCTGAAATGTAAGCGTAGGCGCTTGTTGACAAACTGCCATAGAAAAGAATTAGAAGGTTGCCTGCCTGCGGTTGATTAGAAAGGTTAACATTAAATGTACCGCTCGTTATCGTCGATGTATTACTCGCGGGTCCTTGAACGAGCGTGGGGGTCTGATAACTCATTTTTCTTCGCCTACCAAGACGCGTTGTTTTTAAGCGCAAACCAAACGTTAGCTATCTGCACGTTCGACGCAGACGTTATGTTCAGGTCAGCCGTACTAATAGCGTTTGGAACGCTACTTTGCTGAACTGTGTAGATGCCTTGCCATGGAAACACTGAACCGTAAGTCGCAGTGCCAGAACCTAAATAACCAAGGTTCATGGCGTTCGACGCGTTCGGAACCGCGCTGTTACCGTAAACAGTCATCGATTGCCCAGTGTAAGTTGTTGCTGTAGACATAACTACGCCGAGCCACCAGAGACCAGGCGTACCGTTAATGCTGAATGGCACGGACAGCCGCTTCATGCCAGTAACTGAACCCGTCGCGTTGCTGCTCCAAGTAAATTCGACGACACCGCTGGATGACGTCGCTAACGTTAACTCGTTTGTGGTTCCGCCAGCACTAGTTGAATAACTCAGCGAGTACAAGCCGACGTTGATGCTTATGTTGCATGACGCGCTTGTGTTCGACGTGTTCGTCGCAACGCTCATGCTTACTGCGAAGTCAATTTCTGTTGCGGTCACGTAGAATGGGAAGAACACGGGCTGAACGGATACGCTGCCTTGCGGAACAGCTACCAAACTTGTGAAGACTTCGTCAAACGGAAAATACGCTTGCATCCTCGGAACCAAACTTGCAACGCTCGCCGTAACAGTCGCGGTTCCCGACATGCCGAAACTTACGCCGTTACTGTTCGAGAGGATGCAAGTTCCAGATGTTAACGTTTGAGTTCCCGCAGCGATGCCGCCGTTGTAGCTTTGAATTGTGGTTGAGCCGACAGATGCGGTGATTGTTGAGCCTGTCATACCGAAGCTAATGTCGTTTGAATTTGAGAAGACAATTGTGCCACTGGACGCTGATGCGCTCGGTGCTGATAACGCGATTGCTGCGCCGGCTCCACCGCTAAAAGATGCAGTTATCGTGTTATTACTCATTCCAAACGTGACGTTATTCGAGTTGCTAAACACAACTGTACCAGACGAGACAGAGCTTCCAGAAGCAGAAATCGCAGATGGCGCGGTAGACTGCGAGCAAGAAAATGAAGCGGTAATTGTTTGATTGCTCATTCCAAAGGTTACGTTGTTACTGTTTGAGAAGACAACTGTGCCACTGCTTACGCTGCTTCCAGACGCTGATATGGCGCTCGGAGCTGTAGACTGTGAGTAGGAAAATGATGCTGTTATTACTGAGAAATTAGACATCCCGAACGAAACGTTATTACTGTTACTAAAAACAATTGTGCCGCTTGTAGCTCCCTGCGTCCCTGCGGAAATCTCGCTTGGCGCCGTTGACTGAGAATAACTTGCTGACGCGGTAACTAGCGATGAATTACTCATGCCAAACGAAACGTTATTACTGTTGCTGAAAATTACCGTCCCCGTGGTGTTCGCCGTTTGAGTCCCTGCAGCTATTACGTCTCCTTCAGACGCAACTGACGCGGTCAAAGTTGAACCGTTTAAGCCGAACGATACGGCGTTTGTGTTTGAGAAAGAAATGGTACCCGAAGCTAAAACGTTCGTTGTGCCAGCACTGAGGGTTGGAAGCGTCGGAACCGTTGGAACAGTATATGACGCTGTTATAACGCTACTATTGCTCATACCGAAAGAGATTCCGTTACTGTTACTGAGAACAAGTGTTCCAGAAGTCGCTGTTTGCGTGCCCGCGCTAATTGCTCCAGGTGCGGTTGACTGCGAATAACTTGCTGAAGCCGTAATGATGCTTGAGTTACTCATGCCGAAGCTTACATTGTTGCTGTTTGAAAGTACAACCGTTCCGGAAGTCGCGGTCTGTGTACCTGCTGCAAGTTGATGAACGCTTTGAGTTTGTACTGACTGCGTCGCGTTAATTATGATTTCGTTCGCGACAGACTGAACAGTAATTATATTTGAGCCTGTGATCGTGACTGTGCCTGAACTAAAAGTTGTGTTTGACGCGACAATTTCAACCATATTCTGCGTTTGAACGGATTGAGCAGGAACTGTATAAGAGGCCGTTATAATTGAAGAGTTACTCATGCCAAAACTGATGCCGTTTGAGTTTGAGAAGATCACTGTGCCTGATGTAGCCGTCTGAGTCCCTGCTTGAGGAACCACCACGTTTTGAGTTTGGGCGGATTGGTTGAAAGAAGCTGAGGCAGTCACGATGCTACTGTTGCTCATTCCGAAAGTGACGTTATTACTGTTGCTGAAGACTGCTGTGCCTGTCGTTTGAGTTTGGGTTCCTGCAGCAACGGCACCTGGCGCTGTGGATTGAGAGTAAGAAGCCGAGGCAGTGACAATAGAAGAGTTACTCATACCGAAGGACACGTTGTTTGAATTTGAGAACACCACTGTTCCTGAAGTTGCCATCTGCGTGCCCGCTGAAAGCTGGTGCAAAGATTGAGTTTGCACAGATTGAGTTGCGTCTATCACGACAGCTTGTCCCGCAGCAGATTTCACCGTAACCATGTCGCTGCCTGAAAACGAAACTGTTCCAGACGTATAGGTCGTGTTGGATGCAATCACTCCGCTGATGCCTGTTTGGGCGCCGCTGGCATTAGCAGCCGAAATAATGATGGTTTGGCCGCCTGCTGAAGTTGAAACAGACAAAGTGATATTGTTTCCGCCAGCAAACATTAACGAGCCGCTAAAGGTTCCGCTCGTGTTCGACGTGTTGCCTCCGCTAACTCCGCCCGCGGGAATAAGGCTCTGCGTTTGAACTGACTGGCTGAACGATGCGGATGCGGTAATTACTGATGAGTTTGACATGCCGAACGTGACATTGTTGCTGTTTGAAAAAACATGGGTTCCTGACGTGTTAGCTGTCTGGGTTCCGGCTGAAGGAATGTTATACGGCTGTGTGCTTTGAGAGTATGACGCGGAAGCGGTTATGACGGAACTCTGCGTCATTCCAAACGATACGTTGTTTGAATTGCTGAATATGACTGAGCCCGTGGTGTTTGCTGTCTGATTACTGGCTTCAATTATGTTGTAGGGCTGTGTTGACTGTGCAAACGAGGCAGATGCGGTGATGACTGAGCTGTTGCTCATTCCGAACGATACGTTGTTGCTGTTTGAAAAAATGTGAGTGCCTGATGTCTGAGCAGTTTGGGTTCCAGCTGCGGGGATATTGTAGGATTGAACTGATTGGTTCGCTGCAGAAACCGTTATTGTACTTTGGCTCTGCGAAAGCGTAACATTATTCCCAGCACTTAAAACAATGTTACCTGTTGATCCGTTAACCGCCGCTGTGCTCTGTGTCTGCACAGATTGACTGAAGCTTGCGCCGTTAATCGTTATAGTGCTTTGGCTCTGACTTAAAGTTACATTGTTTCCAGCAGTTAAAACCAGGGAACCAGTAGATCCGTTGATCGCCGCGGTACTCTGAGTCTGTACGCTTTGAGTAGCATCGATAACGATAAACTGGTTAGCGCCTGTCTTAACGGTTACCATGTCCGATCCTGTTATGACGACGGTGCCGCTTGTAAAAGACGCGTTTGACGCCGCAAGCTCGGCAGGCGCAGTGGACTGCGCAGGCACGTTTGGGCCATTGATCGTTATGCCGCTCTGGGTCTGGCTGAGGGTGATGTTGTTTCCAGCAGCAAGTGTTAAAGAACCTGATGAAGCATTAATCTGCGCGACAACTGATGAACCCGCAAACGCCGAAGCAGCTGATCCACCTAAGCTGTCAGCATTAATGTTTGCGATGCTTATAGACGCCGTCGTATTATGCGCAGAATTCCATTGCGGACTGTTAATCGACGCCGCTGTATTGTCAGCCGCGGAATTAAGCGTGAACGCATGCTGTGCAGTGATTGAAATTGAAATACTAGCGCTGCCCATCAACTACTCCCCAAGTATACTTAACACATGAAGAATTTTGGATAACTATGAATCCCGGCTTAACGGGCGCCAACTTAAAAGATGGCGGCAAGGAAACGTAACAGATTTTCCAACAGTAAGCTTAACTCGTGTTCAATCCAGTTATCGCAGAAACTGCTTCTCCACACACTATGACAGGACTGTATCGAGTAGTCAACGTCACGTCGACGCTGTCGAACTCCTGTTTAACCTCAACATCAGTCATCAACGGACGTTTTATCACGAAATAGCCAAATGGAGCATAGGCAGCAGATAAGTTCTTGCCTGTGCTTAAGACGAAGGCTGTGCCGGCGGGGACAACGGTGCTAACGTACACGTCCATGCCGTAGATATGGCCTACCATGCCGTTTTGCATCGCGGACGGCTGCTCACCGAACTGAGCGTACAGCGAGAACTGCGGCAGATACATAACGTCTCTAGCGTTGATTGGGTTAAGCAGGAAGCTGTCAACGATGAAATTGTTGTTTTCAACAGCAGCCTTAGCAGCCAAAATGTCTTTCGTACCGCAACCGCCAGTTACAGTGAACGTAGTTCCAGTGGCGCCCATGCTTGTTCCAGTTGAAGTAATCGAGTTTCCTGCAGCGTTTTGGATGACAGACATGCAGTCCTTGTCAATCGTGTAAGCCATGCGCCTAGCCAGACGCCGCAGTTGCTCTGCAATCACCGGAATGTAAAGGTCCTCAATGTTCTCGCGGCTGATACGTTCACGCAGCCCCTTTTTGTAAGGAATCACGGTAAACGTTGTCAACGGCGTGAAATCCATCATTATCTCAGCACCCTCCCCAACTTGGCTTATAGCAGCTGCCCTGCTGCCTTGCTCTTTGAGAAAAGTGGCACTTTTACCCATGGGTAGCGGAAACTCCGGAAGCAACTTCTTGATGACTAAAGCAGGCATCGTCAACTCAACAATCATCTTAGACAATGCAGGGTAAAGTTCAGCCCCAGAAGTCACATAAGTCAAAGCTGACTCAACAAACGCCATACAAAATCACCTTCTTACCAAAGCAGCACGTAAACCGTCATGCCAGAGCTTGAAACAGTAGATAGAGCGATGCCCATGATAGTCGTATTCTTATCCGTGTTGTCAGTGATGACCTGCCCGTTTGACGCACCGTTCGTAATCTGATCACCCGCGTTAATGGCGCCGCCACTAATTGCTCTGCATATGCCTCTGCAAACAATACTGATGTATTGGCCAGCTGTGCCACCTGTCAAAGCTATACCGATAACTTTCAGGCTGTTAGCAGCAGACGGCACGTCAACAGTCCAGTCAGTGTTGATCTCAACAACCTGACCCATCGTTACAGTAACGCCGGAAGCAACAGCCAACGTTATAATGTAGCGGTCGCTGACAAGCGGACTTGTTCCTTCAAGAAACGGAGCATTACCAACACCAGACATAAAAGATCACCTAATCATTGAAAGCCAACAAGCTTTCTGTGCGCCTTCAGCAGATCTTTGAACCAATCGTAGCTGCTAAGAACATCCGACTGCGTTTGCAACTGATCAAGCGCAACAATGCCCCTGCCAGTCCTACGCTTGGCAGCGTCTGTCTCAGCGCCCTCAGCCTGCTCATCGCCATTCTGCTGCAACTGCTTAGTCAAGTCACTGATCTTTTTGCTCAAGCTACGCTTAGTAGCACGCTTAGCAACCTCAGACTCAAGATCAGCCACTTTCTTCTTCAAGTCCTCAATGTCAGCAGCCGAAGCGCCCGAATCACTAATCTGCCTTTCCAAGTCCTGCAGCTGCTGCAGGAAATCCAGATACGTCACCGGCTCACCTTTTCCATCGGGGTTAGCAGTGTTAACCACGCCATCGCCATTGCTTGCACTATGTGGAGAAGCACCTTGCTGAGCATTGCGTTCAGACAAAGGCTTCACCTCTTTTGCACTCAAAGTTTTCTTATCAGGTTCTTGCGACTCACGTCTAGAACCATCATCATCACCTGTTTTTCCAACAACAAATGACCGTGAAACAACCTCAAGCCTACCAAGCAAATCAAGCTTAGCCTTCAAAACAGACACCCGACCAAGCAACTCAAGCCGGCGCCCATCAACTTGGCTCTTATCCATGGCAGCCGCAAAACCCACAGGAACAAACGTCGTATCCTTATAAGCTGGGCTCGCCACGATGCTGAGTTCGCGAACTTTAGGCTTATGAATAATTTCCCAGGCTTCAGGACACAAGTGAACAAGCATGCCTTCCTTCCGCGTGGGCTTACCGCACTTGCTGCACTCCACGTTGTCACTGTCAACCTGGATGCTCACATGATCAACGTAGTTACGCAGAATCTTCTCAATCAGATGCTCCTCGCCGACCTCAGCGCGAAACATAACCCGACTTCCGTCTCGATTAGCAGCAGAAACCCGCCCGACAACCATCAAGGCGCTTTCCGCATGATCCACACGCAACTGGGCTCCTGCTAGGCTTTGGGCTATGAAGTCTAAGTCTTCACTTAAGACACTCCATTTGTTTGCGTTTACAGAAGTATCTATCGCTATACCTTCAATATTCAAGAGTTTTTCTTTTAAGGCATATTGAGCATCTTGCCCTTTTTCGGACTTAATTGGTACATAAAACCGTAGACTTAAGCTCATTTTATTTTTCACCTAAATTTTAAATTTAGACAATCGATAACATGAAAGGGAGAGGAGTAACAGATGATTACTAGTGGAACATGTGCAAATTGTAATATGCCGTTCACTCGGTACGATTATAGAAAGACCATAAACGCTTTTTGCTCAATGAAATGTTATAATGAATGGCGTGTCAAGCACATCATTACTCTCAGGTGTAAACAATGCGGTAATGAATTTGCAAGATATAATGGGAGAGGACGTATTTTTTGTTCCAAGGTCTGTTTTCTAAAATGGCGAAAGGAACATACTAAACAGAGACTTGGGCGATGCAAGGTATGTGGAAAAAGGTTTTACTACTATCATTCGTCGCATGAAGGCTTTTTCTGCTCTCGAAAGTGCTTATATGAGGGAATGAAAAAAGGCATTACGCGTAAGTGTGAGGTATGCGGAAAGCCATTTTATTGGCTCGCTTCTACCAAGCGAAAATATTGCTCACATGAGTGCTATTGGACTGCTAAGACAGGTATTAGACGACAGACCAGAACTGTTGTTAAAACATGCCTTAATTGCAAAAAAGAGTTTAAAACGCCCTTCTCAAACACTAGAGCCAAATTCTGTGCGCAAAAATGTAAGCGAGAATACTATAGAAACAAATTACAGATTCTTAAATGTGAAACTTGTGGAAAGGAATTCTACTATCGTCCAACAAAGAGAAAACCTCCCCGTTTTTGCTCTATGAAATGCCGACGTTTTGGGCTTAGTGGAGGATTGACGTTATATTCCGATTCAAAATCGGCAAAACGTTATCTCGAAAAAATTTATGGAGGCGATAGATGCCTTATCTGTGGATGGAACAAAACGCCTAATGAAGTTTGCCATATTATCCCTGCAAAAGTTGGTGGTCAAACGAAAGTTGAAAACCTTATTCTTCTATGCCCTAATCATCATAAAATGTACGACAGAGGGCTCATTCCATTGCAAACTGTTCTTGCTGCGGCCAAAAAGATGGCTTCTTAAGCCTTGAAGGGCACAAAATAACGCAGCTGCATACAAAATCACCATGATGCCAATGGCAACTACGCAGGCACACGCTTACCGTCGGCGGCAAGACAAGCATCCTGCCAAGCCACGAAACCCCGCCAATCCTCAAGAAAACTCTTCTTCTCATCCAGCGACGTTTCTACACCCGCATTCTTCGCTGCCTCAACCAGCTTCTTACGCGCTTTCTCCTTCAACTCAGGCGACAACTTCGTCTGACTAAGCCTAGCAAGCGCATTACGCAGATGCGGCAAATCCACTTTCCCGTCTTTATCACGATAAGGCAGGTGCCTTAGGCTTCTAGGCACCGTCTTGTTTTCAGAGTCTTTGCTCCCTCCAGGCTCAATGACAGCGAAGCAACTGTCGGGAAGATCATTGATATATGCTTGCGTCCATACGCTTGCTCTGATTCGGTTTATACTTGACATTTTCAGTCACAACATTATTTATATAATCAGTAACCCGTTTATGTAATTAGATACCTATGCCGATTACAGTGACCTGCCAAGTTTGCGGAAAACAGTTTAAACTCCAACCCTCACACGTTCGGCGACGGAAAACTTGTTCTCATAGTTGCCAAATGAAACTCCGCGCCATTAATAGCAGAATAAAGCAGACGAGAAACTGTGACGTTTGCGGTAAACCGTTTTCTTATTATCTAACAGACAGACGCAATCCTCGATACTGCTCAAGAAAATGTTTTGCAATAGGGCACAGTCGAACAATGAGCGCGTTTTATGCCGGGAAGCGCAAGTATGAGAATAGCGGGATTTATGTTTCTAACGCATCCTTCCGCCAAAGTATCAAACATCACTTACCCTCTAAATGCG